GATCAGCAGCAGTTGATTGGGCAAGGCACTGGCAGCGGGGCCAGGGGTGAAGGTGTCGCAAAGCCCGATGATGGAAGACGACGGCACAGCGATAGGCCGCGTGCCGGTGTCGACGTTGGTCACCGTGACGCCGTGAAAAAATCCACCTGCATTACTCATAATTGAACTCCAGAAACAACAAAACCCCGCCAGGGCGAGGTTTGTGTTGGGGGGGGGGCGGAAAATGCTTTGAAGAGCCTTTTGGCCGAGGCTGAATGTCAGTGCAATCTGTGAAATCGCTTTCAGGTAGGCCAGCCCTGGGTCAGCATGTCTTCCGCATAGCTACCTTCGGCTAAAGCTTCCAATAGCTGACTCTCTCGGTCAAAACACGCTTGGACGTGGGTTCGAACCGCTGCTGCGATATCTATGAGTTGCTGAGCATTTAGCTCAACAGGACCATTCAACGCCTTCCAGGTGCAGCGATAGGTAGGGTCAACGACTGCAGATAGAGCGGCACCAGTAATCAGAATTTGACCGTCACGTCCGGTGTCGATGGCTATATCTCCAAATCGAATACCGGCCGTTTCGTAACGAAAACGTGCAGCTGAAATACGCTGAGAGTGATTCACCTCTCTATCCGATTTCTGAAGACCGTCCTTGGGCGTCCATGTCCAGATGGAGTCAACGAAAGCATTAACTTGCTGCCATTGTTCTTCATTGATCTCTATTGCACGTTTGGGGATGTCATGAACGCCATGAATCAACAGGCTTTTGAGGACACCAGCATCAGAGAAAACTGCGTATTTTTTAGCCATGTCAACGCCCCAGCGCAATCCAGAAAAAGTTGTACGGACCGTTCGTTGCCGTATAGCTAATGATCATCGACTCTCGCCCTAGCGACTGGACGTTAGCGGCGGCAGAGCTGACATTGCCGCCAACAATCGAGTTAGGCCAAGCTCCTGCGATATAAGCCTCAGTGGGAAAAGGTACGGTAAAAGCAGAGGCCGCTCCCGAGGAAAACAGCCTACTCCCCCACATCAAAACCCACCCACCTAACCAAGAAGGGAAGAAAACGTAACCGTTCGGTGCAATAAGAAGCTGGCACCCCGCTCGCATTTTTTTTGGAGTAACAAAGCTTTCGTCATCCAAACCCGCGTTCACCTGTAGCTGCGTTGCGACTCTGGCTAAACCCAGCGCTGCCTCAGTTGCTTGGACTAACAACTTCTTCAAGCAACGGGCAAGCTTCAACGGTGTAACTGTCCTTGCGTCAGTTGTGCCTTGCGCCACATCTTCGTCCGTTGCGTTAGCTTGGATGCCGGAGGTGGACTCTGTGGCTTCAACAATGTGTTTCTTAAAGAACTGAAAAATCCGAAGGATCGTCGCTGGCTTGGAATTATCAAAATCCGCATCTGCTTCCGCGTCCTTTTGACTGGCAGGCACAATTTCGTATTCAGCCAGCGTGGTTGGAGAAGTGCCCGCCAGCACGCGGCCAAATTTATCAACCGTAACACTTCGATAGGTACCAACCCCTTCTTTTGCTGTTGCGGAAAGCAACTCGAAATTCAGAGCGGTGACGCCCAGCACGATGGCTGTGTCGTTGGTCAGCGTCCACACCGTATCCGCATAAACGTTTCCACGCTCCACAGCGACGGTCAGTGCCGAAGTTACCTTCGCACTGCTATCCGCGTCAGGCGCACGCGACCAGGCACCGCTAGCCACAATGTAGATACCGTTAAGGTTCGCTTGTGCCTGCTTCCTGACTAACACACGCCAGCCCGGCTCAACAGGAACACCGTCAAGCACCTGCGTGCCGCTGAGAGTGATATCGGCAATGCTAGCCGCGACCACGGACTGTTTGTTATCCAGCTTGCCAAGCTCGTCAATCACCTTGAGGTCAACGTACTCGCGAGTAGCGAGGACTACGGCAGGGTCTATCTTCAGCACGATATTGTTGGTGCTGGAAACAATGAAGTTCATCCGCACAATCTGCGTGCGGCCTGACCCCTGGTCCAGCGCCGGCTTAAAGCTCGGCGCACAGTTCGATACCGCGACCAGGTCGCCGTCCGAATCGTATAAACCGATCTCGCGAATCCACCAGCCACCGACATCGGCCGGGATCACTTGCTCGGCAATGATCACCGCCGAATTCACCGGATCTACACGCAGCTGATTCAGCGGCGCTCGGCGCTGTTCGTTGATCAGCTTGGTCTGGGTCGCGCTAGGGACCGGATCGGTGCCATTGGCGTCGCCTACCCCCAACGCAGTGAGGTTCCAGGGAATGCCCAAGGCATTGGCGTTCGCCAGTTTCGCGGCCCCCACGTTGGTGAGGATCGCCATAAATTGCGAGTTGCGATCAATCATGGGTAAACGTCCAGACTGTCTATGCTGTGTTCGCGCCCGACCACGCCGATGTAGCCCGTGACTTCGATGTCACGCTGCACAGGTGGGTAGACGTCGATTACGTCGCCATCGTAGAGGGCGACACCGATGTGTATGGCGCCTTGGGTTTCCAGGCTGATCGCCAGGCCGGTCAATGGCCGGCTGACGGGCTTGGCGTCGTCGATCAGGCGCTCCAGCTCCAGGTACATCTCTTCAGTAATGCCGGTGTCCAGCACGCCGACCTTCAAGGCGAAGGTCCCGGGAATGCCCTTGGGCGTGGTCTGCCACCACTCCAGCACCTCGATCAGATAACCGAGCGGCTCGACCACACGCCGCAGGGCGCCGATGGTGCCCTTGTGCGCGTGCACGTAGAACGCGGAGCGGATGGCTGAGCGCTTGACCGCTTCCGACCATTTGTTATCCCAGCGGTCGACCGACCAGGTCCAGGCCAGCCATGGCAGCAAATGCGCCGGGCAGGTGTCGGGGTTGTAGAGGTCGCGCAACGGAATCTTGGTATTCTCAACCAGGGCGGCCTCAATGCCGCGCTCCAGCTGCGTGCTGTTCAGGGGAAGCAAGCTGGTCATTTCGAACCCCCAAGGACGACGCTAAAGCCCGTGCAATAAGCCGCCTGAGCTTTGGTAGGTTTCAGATCGACCCAATCCAACAGCTCGACCCGACTGACGCCGCTGATGTGCAGTTGGGCATCAACACCGGATTGAGCAACCTCCAGCGCCAGGCGCTTACGCGGGTTGATCCAGGCCGCGAGACGCTTGGTGGCTTCGGCCAGGATCGCGTCGTTTTCCGGGCCGGAACCTTGCATGTGCAACACGGCATCGATCCGGTAGTTGAGGATCTCGGCGCTCTGCACAATCAGCCGGTCGCCCACCGGGCGGATGTCATCGTCACTGAGTTTGGCGTACACCGCGTCCAGCAGCGGTTGATCGGCCTGGCCGCTGCCGCTCAAGCTCAATACGGTCACCTCCACAACTGCCGGCGATGGGCTTTCTGCCGTGGCGTCAGCCACCAGCGCCGAGGCGTTGCGCGCATGGAAGATGTAGCTATTGCGCGGGCCAGCAGTAGTCAGCCCCTCGTAAACCAGCTGAATGCGTTCACGCAGGGCGTCGTCCGACTCCTTGACCTCCTCTACCGGCGGCACCGCCTGTAGGTTGGCCGGTTGAATCACCAGGCGCTGGAGTTTGACGTTGGCCGCGAGTTGATCGAGATCCTCCTTCTCGGCGTAGGCCAGCATCAGCGCCTTGGCCGCGTCGTTGACCCGCGCCCGGTTCTGCATCTTGCCGTACGCGCCCAGCTCCACCAGCTTGACCACCGGATCGCTTTCCAGCGCCGCCGACCAGTTGTCGCCCATGTAGCCACGAAAGGCCGCGAGCCCCTCTTCGTACAAAGCTTCGTAGTCCAGGGTCTCCAGCACCTGCGGCGCCGGCAATGCCGATAAATCCACCGTGCTCATGCCGACACCTCCAGCAGCAGGCGTTCGCCTTGATAGTCACCGGTTAATTTAAAGTCGATACGCCCGCCGACAATGGCAACGACCTGCACCTGTTCGAGCTTTAGCCGCGGCTCCCAGCGCCCCAGCGAGCGGGCGACCTCCGCCTGCACCGCGCTCTTCCAACCGGCGTTAACCGGCAGGTCGACAAAGCGCCGGATCTGGCTGCCGTACTCCGGGCGCATCCGTCGACTGCCCACGGGCGTGCCGAGAATGTCCCCAATGGACTGCCGGAGATGGTCGTGCCCGGACAACGCTTGGCCGGTGTGGCGATCCATTCCGATCATCGGAATTACTCCTGTGCGAGGTCCGGGTGAGCCTTGAGGAAGGCGAGCTGCTCATCTGTGGTGGCCGTCACGCGGGCCTTGGTCACGGCCAGGGTGCTGCCATCGGGAAGTACCAGCGTGCGCGAGGTGAAAAGCGTGTCGCGAAAGACGCGGCTAGGCCCCGTTTCGTCCTGGCTGTCGGGTTTGGTCTTGCTCATCAACGGAGGCTCCTAAAACGAAAAACCCGCACTAGGCGGGTTGCAATCAGTGTTTGTGGTTCGGCGTGTTACCGCCGGCATCGATGACCTGGCCGGCACTATTGATGTCGCCGGTCGTACTCAGCGTGCCGTCAATGGCGACCGCGCCGACCAGGCCAATCGTGCCCGACACCAACCGCATGCTTTCCGGCGTCACTTCCCAGACCGACCCTCCGACCTTGATCGTGACGTTGCCCGCCGGCAGATCGATGGTGTAGCTGCTGGCCTCCCAGTCGTAAACCAGTGAGCCACCATCATCGAAACGCCAGACTTCGACGTGGTCGCGGTTGTCCGGTTGGGCACCGGCGTTGCCATACAGGCCGGGGATAAATGTGCCCATCGCCGGCTCGCCGCTGGGACTGATCAACGCGCCCTGCTCTCCCATACTCGGCACCCGCCAGTGGCGAGCCTTGCCGGCGGCCTGGCTGTGCCAGCGTACCCAGGCACTGGTCCAGTCTCCCGACTGCACTCGCACCATGGCGGTGATCAGATCCACCGCCACCACGACACAGGGCATCACCGTCGAGGCAATCATCCGGTCATGCTGGGCGACGGCGTAACTCATTGCAGATCTCCCGGATTGATCGGGCCAACACCCGGCCCCAGATCGATGACCAGCGAACCCGGCGGTTCGTCCGGCCAGGGCCATTCCTCGGCGCCCAGGTAGACCGTCTGGTCCCACTCCACCAGCCAGACGAAATAACCGTCCAGTTCGGGTTTGGTCCAGTCCTGGGTGGAGCGCACGAATTCGGCGCAGTCGACCGCAAAGCCCCAGCTCTGCCCGCGCAGCAGCACCGCCAATTGAGACGCCAGCTGCACAGCTTGCCGTTGTGGGTCCGTACTGATCGAGTCGACGATGATCCGCGCTTCGAACTT